CGAGATCCCGCCGTTCCCCAGCGACCATTCGACCCCGTTCGCCCCGGCTACCACCGCCACGGTCTCGTCGTCGCCCTTCAGCTCGTCCGATTGCACGCGCTCCTTGAAGGTCAGCGTCTGCGCCGCCGGCAGGTCCACCTGCGTGGTCCCCAGGATATCCGTCAACTTGATGTCGTTCAGCCCGAAGGGCTTGTCACCGAAATTACTCATCTTGAGCCTCCTCTGCTCGTGGTTTGGAATGGATCGTCGCACCCTCCGCCATGTAACGGCCCAGCTCGGCCGCCTGCACGCCCGTCAGTCGCGCTATCTCCTCGATTTCATCCTCGTCTCCTTCCTGGATCGAAAATTCGCCTCCCGGCTCCGTGATCAGGTCCGCTGCCAGGTTGGCCGGTCCCTCCGCCAGGAACCCGTTCTCCCGCCGCCAGCACATCTCCCCGATCACCCGCACCGTTGGTCCCTTCCCGTTGTACTTGATCTTCATCCTCGCCTCCATACCTGCCAGCGCATCGCCCCCAGGCTGCATTCCAACCCTGGGTCGAATTGATCCTCCACCTGGTCGGCGTACCGCATTTCCCACACCCCCGTCTCCGGCTTCGTCCCCTCCAACAGCTTCTGCGCTCGCTCCATCGCCTCCCCGATCGTCTCCGTCCCCGTCCGCTGGTAGAAAAAGATCTGGATCATCGTCCGCTTGCTGTCTTTGAACGGCCCGTTCTGCGTCGAGCTCGGCGCCTTCACCAGCGCGCATGGCAATATCTCGCTGTTTTCGTCAAACGCCTCCGGCATCGCTTGCCGCGTGATCTCCGTCCCCGTGTAGATCCCGCCTGTCAGCAGCTCCGCCAGCGTGTCGTCCTGGCCCAAAACATACGCGATCGTCTCCTGCAGGCTCATATGCCCATCCTCACGTCGATCTCGCTCTTCGAACCGTCGATCCATGTCCCCAGCGCCTTGGTCGTGTCCTCGTCCATCAGGCTGTCCGATAATTTCACTCCCAAACTGGCCGCATATTGATCCATGGCCGGGAATCCTCTTCCCGTCCGCACCCACTCGCTCAATTGGTCCCCGAAAGCCTTTAAGTCCTGCACCGCCGTCTTGTAGCATAAACAGTTCGGATGGATTGGCAGCTCGATGCTCCCCTTCGGATAGATCCCGTCTCCGTCCTCCCCCTCCGCGATCACCGTGTCGCACTCGTCCGTCTCCGGGTGCTCCGCCGAAAGGTGCACCTGCTCCTTCTCGATCCACGGCATCTTCGCCATCGCCGCGTCCGTCGCCATCCCGTGCGCCCGCTGGATCTCCGTCCTGGCCAGCCTTAATGCGTTATAGGCCACCCCTTGCCCGTTTCCCGCCTCTCCGATTAGCCCTGCCTCGTCCCCCGCCGCGATTGCCGCCTTCGTCAGCCGGTACAGCCTCGTTGTCGTCCACCTCGGCATCTCCGCATCCGCCCCCAGGAACTGCTCCAAATCCTTTGCGATCTGCCAGGCGCTCCGTCCATGCGTCAACCCGTCCATCAGCACCCGCTTGATCCCCTCCTGGCTCTCCCGGTCCATCTTCCACAACCGCCCGTCCAGCGCCAGCCCATCCTCCAAAATCGCCTTCTGCGCCGCATCCACCACCAGCTGTAACTGTGGGTCGAACACGAACTGCTCCCGCAGTTCCTTCCTTTCCTTCATCTCCTTGTCCACGGCCGGCCGCACCACCCGCTCGTGATACATCGCCAGCACCCCGAACGGCAGCCGCGCCGCCTCCGTCTGCGCCCTCCCCAGCAGCTCCTTCCAGCTCCCGAACGTCTCCTTCCAGCCTCCCAGGATCCCCTCCTGCGCCAGGTAAGCCGAAGTCCCGTCCAGCTTCCCCTCCGCCCCCGCCCGCTCGAACACCTCCGCCCGCGTCTGCTTCGTCAGCTCCGCCATCCTTGCATGCGTCTCCCCCAGGAACCACAGCTGCATCCGCATCAGCGCCGCCTGGTCGGCCAGCCATAATTTATTCGTCGCGATCTCCGTCAGTTCCATCCTCAGCTCCTACGCCAGCCCGCCCCGCATCGACTGCATGATCGCCGCCATCTGTGCCGCGCTCTGCGCCGTATCCTTCCCCGCCCCCTTCAGGTCCGCCAGGTCCACCCCCGGCAGGAACCGCGCCACCAGCGCCATCGTCACCTCTTCCGGCAGCCCCAAGATCCGCAGCCGCATCCCCGCATCCGCGATCGCCTTGATATCCTCCGGCTTCAACAGTTGCTGGCTCCTCCATTGGATCGAGTATTTCACGCTTGCCGGCAGGATCCCCGCCAGCAGCCACTGCCGTTCCAGCAGCGGCCGGATGATCTGCTCGTTCACCCATCGTCGCAGCTCCTCCAGCGTCTCGTCATATTCCGCCTTCTTCTCCGCCAGCACGTCCCGGTTCAGGTTCCCGCCGTATGCGATCAGCTCCATCGGCGTTTCCCCCGCCGTGAACATCGTCGCGATGTGGTGCTCCACGTCCCCGATCTCCGGCAGGCTCGCGTCCCCTGGCGTCACCTCCAATGTCCCCTTCTTGTTGAAGAAATAATGGCTTACCGCCGCAAACGGGCTGTCCAGCGCTGGCTTGTTCTCCTTCTTATATAGCGCCAGGTCCCCCTCCGAAGCCCCCTCCACCACGTGCGCCACGATCCGCCCCGACCCGATCTTCCGCCGCACCGCGATGTCCGTCTCCCCCTCCTCCACCCGCCGGAATGCCCCCGTCGCCGCCGCGAACATTGGCGAACCGTACCGCTCCCCCTCGTCGTGCTCCCAGCGTGCGTGGATCATCTCCCAGTCCGCAAACCAGGCCGCATCCCGCGGCGGCTCCTGCGCAAATTCGTTCGCCCCCATCCAGAACGCCCGCTCCGGCTGGTCGAACTCGTCCGCGTTGTTGCTCGCCCGGTGCGTCTGCAGCGTCGGCTTCCGTGAGATCTCCGTGATCTCCATCCGCTCGTTCACGATCAATTGCAGGAACAAGTCCCCGTCCCGCGCCGCCAGCCGCACGTAATCGTCCAACCGGTCGTCCAGCCCCGTCCGCCGGATCATCGTCGTCGCCGCGTTCAGCGCCGCCTCGTCCGCCGTCTGCAGCACGAAACCGCCCCGCACGATATCCCTCGCCAGCGACCGGTGCTCCCGCTTCACCCGCGGGTCCGTCCGGTACATCCGCCGGCACGCCTCCACGATCCGCCTCCGTTCCGTCTCCCCCCGGAACAGCCTCGTCATGTCGCCCATCTCGCTCGGCCGTATGTTCGGGTCCGCGCTCTTCTGCCCCTCCGCCTCCGCCCCCCGCTTCATCCAATTCCGGATCGTTGCTCTAATGTCCATATGCCCTCTGGATTAAGACTTCGAGATCGGGCAGGTTCTGCTCGATCGTCGATAGGATGATTGCATAATTTCCTCCGTTCTTCAGTTCCAGGAATTTCCCGTAGAAAACCGTGTGGCTCACCGCGATCACCAGGTGCTCATCGTCTCCGCTGATCGTCACGGAATCCGTCATCTTTCCGCGTGCCCCTTCACTCGCATCTCCTGTCACCGACCCCATCCCGAACCCGTCCACCGCGTAGAACAGCCCCGTCCGTGCGTTCCCCGTCCGGTCCGTCCATGGCGCGTTCAGCCTGGCCATCCCCTGTGCCTGCATCCCCCACGCGTTCGCAGCCGCAAATAACGCCACCCGGGCCCGTTTTTCGTACTCACTCACAGCCTGCGCCAATACAGCCGGCGGCGTGACCCATTCGATGCTCATCTTCCTCCTATCCTCCCGGTGGCTATCATCCTGGTGGCTGTCACGTCCTTCGTGACAGTCACCTTCTTGATCCTCACTCCACCAACTCCGCTTCCGCCTGCGTCCCCGCCGCCCGCTCCGGCCGCACATATCGCACCCGGTACAGCCCGCCTCCCGCGTTGAACCGGTCCTCCCGCTCGATGTCCAGCTCCGCTCCGCCGCTCACCAGGATCCCCCCCCGGCTCTCCATGCTCGCCGTCCCCTGCTGGTAGACCCGTCCCACCACGTTCGCGATCCGCGTGATCCGCACACTCTGCGCCCCCAAAGTTGCCGTTCCCCGCCGGATCGTGATGCTCACCTCCCGGTCCGCATGCACTTCCGCCAGGTCTCTTCGCATCTGCTCCAGGTCGCCGTCACGCAGCATAATCCCTCATCTCGTCCAGCCCGAACAGCCCCATCTCCTCGTTCGAGCGCCGGTTATCCTCGAACGTCCGCAGCGCCTCCGGGAATCGCAGCGGCTCGATGCATAGGTTCAGCCTCCGGTAACCCCCGTCCGCTATATCCTCGTTGCACTTCTTGTCCGCCTGGTTGGTCGCCAGCAGGTACTGCGCCCCCGACCGGACCATATTCCGCACCGCCTTCCGGATGTTTTCGAAGCTCAGGTGGTACAGCATGTCCCGGCAGATGATCAAATCCGCCTTCGGCAGCGCGTCCCGCGTCGCATCCGCCAGCAGGAACCGCACCCCGCGCCTCTCAAAATGCACGATATTCCGGTTGATCAGCGCCGGCACCACGTCCACCCCCGTGTAGCTTACTCCCAGCTCGTCCAGCTCCACGTGCTGCATCCAGTGGTAATCCCCGCATCCCACGTCCAGGATCGACCCGATCCCCAGCTCCTCGATCAGCTTCGGCAGCCAGCTCCGGATCTCCATCGTATTGTCCAGCTCCGACCCGCGCCCCGACCGGCTCTCCTTGCTCTTCCACCGGTTCGTCTCGTAGATCTCCCCGAACACCTTCTCCAGCCCCGAAATCTCCCCCGCCTGGTCGCGTGCGCTTCCCCACTGGTGCCAGAAGATTCGCCGCTTTTGCGCGTCGTGCTCGTTCCAATAACCCGGCAGGTGCTTCACCTTCACCTCCGGGCAGTCCTGTTCCGCCCGCAGCCACGCCATCTGCTCGTCCCATCCACCCCATAGTGCCCATTCCCGCTGCCATTGCCGGAAGAACCATTCGCTCGCCGCGCTCCTCCGGAAGAAGATCATCCCCGTGTTGATCATCTGGTGCAGCCCCTTCCCCAGCCTGGCGCTCGTCGCATCCCGCTCCGCCCGCGCCTCGTCCCACTCCGGCCCCGTCTTCGTGAATCGGTACTGGTCTTCCAATGGCCTGCGCTCGTCGATCGCAATCGCCAGGTCCGCCCTCTGCAGCCTCTCGAACCCGCTCCGGAAATCCTCCATCGCCAGCGTATCCGCATCCAGGTACAGGTTGAATTCCCACGGGCTGTATTGGTATAGGAACGGTTTCACCCGCCCCGCCCGGAACCGTTTGCCCGCCCAGGCGTGTTCCCCCCATGGGTAAGCCCCTCGCCATGCCATGAACTCGCTCCCCTTCACTGCGTGTGTCCCCACGCTGATCGCCGGCAGCTCGATCCCCAGCCTGCGGATCGAAGCCAGGCTCGCCTCCGCTGCCGCCTGGCTCACCTCCCCGAAACATGCATAGATGATCCCGCAATTATCCATACACCGCTCCGCAATATCCTTCGATAGCTGCTGCCGCTCTGGTTGCTGCCGTCCCCATGTGCGGGTACAACTCGTGCACCGCCTTCGCCCTCGCCGCCAGGAACTGGCCCGGGTATTTCAGCATCATCTCGATCGCGCTCAGCAGCTCCTCCGCCTCGTTCACCTGCGGCCCGATATCCGTATAGTCCCAGAACCGGATCCCGAACCGCTTCTCCTTCCGAAACCATGGTGCGTTCAGTAGGATCACCGGCTTTCCCGTCACCAGGAACTCGTACATCGTCGAGCTGCAGTCGTTTATATACAGGTCCGCTCGCCGCATTACCTCCCGGAAGTCCCACACCGCCTCGATCCCCATCGCCTCGTAATCTGCCGCATACATCTCCATCGCCTTCGGGTGCCCGTGTCCGATCAGCGTGAACCGGCTCTGCCTGGCTAGCTCCGATAATATGCTTTTATATGCCGGGTAGGCCGTTCCCGCCTCCGGTTCCACCCGGCTCCCGTCCCAGTGGAACGCTACGCACACCACCGGCTTCCCCTCCGCCTTCCGCTGCGCGCCCTCCTCGAACTTCCCCGCCCACTCGTCCAGCTTCGGCGTCCCGATGATTACCTGCGCCGCGTGCGGCAGGCTCTTGGCCGTTTTGTTCCGGATATACTCGTTCGGCGCCAGGAACAGTTTCACCTTCCTGCGCATTCCCTGCCCGCCCGCGTATCCGTTGTGCGTCGGCCCGAACGTGATCCCCACCCCATGCTCCATCAGGATCACTCTTCGCTGTGGTCGCGCCGTCAGCGTCTGCATCATCCCGTGGTATGCGCACGTCACCAGCGGCGTTCCTCCTGGTGGTACCACCGCCATCGGGTCGCCCGTCTGGCTCTCTAACCCTATCGCCTCCACCCCCTCCGCCCTGGCATAATCCACCAGCCCTGCCGGCACGTAGAACTTTCCCCGCCAGTCCATCGCCTTCCAGATCGGCGCCAGGTGATCGATAAAATGCGTCCGCCGTGCGAAGAAATCCGCCGGCGTCGCCGTCCGTTCGCTCATGCCTGCCCTCCTGCCGCCAGGTTATAGTCGCTCACCGCCTGCTCGTATTCCGCCTCGCACGCCGCCAGTCGTTTCTCCATCGCCGCCGCCTGCTGTGTCTTGTCCACCGCCTCGTCACCCACCGTATATTTCCACCCGTCCAATGCAATCGCATTCGCCTGCATCTTCAGCGCCGAACAGGTCGCCTTCAGTAGCACGATCCGCCCTTCCTCCTCCGTCATCTCCTCGTACGCGCTTTGCAGGTAATCGTCCTCGTTCACCGTAAGCGCCCACCCGGCCTTGTAGGTGTAATTCCGCTCCAGGCTGT